ATAATTGGCAAGGAGATCGAAAGCAAAGAACTGTTTGGGAAATACAATCAAGAGCAGCTTAAGAGCAGATTAGGAATTGGTTGATTAAATAAAACATTTTTATTACATTGAAATTTCGCTTAAGCAAGCGTTAAATGCTCCTCGCAATCATGCGTTAAATGGTATCACGTAGAGGATTTCGAACCCTCATCAAAGATATGACCGAAAACGGGTGTAGTACGCTTGTCGCCCACGGCTCGCCATATCATCTATAACATATGACTAAAGAGGTTATATGAATCAGATTACAACTACAGGTAATCTTGGTCCTATGATTCTCCAATCGCTTGCACCAGGTATGCTTTATACTCCTACACCGAGTATGAACTATATCACCATCGCGGACAAAGTAGCGATGCCAGCGCACGGAGGAACGACATGTCGTTTCATGAGACCAAGAGCCTTGAAGCCCCCTACTGTTCAACTTGGCAATAGTGGAATCGACCCACCCGCGCAAGTTCCTCAGAGGGACATAATTGATGTACAGGTAGCCTTCTTCGGTGAATTGGCTTTAGCCGCTTAACCCGTGCCGAAGATAGTTGATGATTTAGACGGGATGTATCATCAACGAGCAGGTTTTTGAAATATGGCCTGCTATAAATTTGCTCTAATTGACTTGGAACCCCTCATTACCCAGAGGGCAACAAGGGGCAAGTGTTTAATCGTTATTAAAAGTATGGTTTCTACAGTGAAGTTTTTTAAGTTGATCCATCAAATTCAAACGTTCGTTAATGAGTTCTTCAGAAATACGCTGAACACCTTGTTTTCCTGGCTGATACTCGGAACAAAAGTATGTTTTACGCATTTTAAGAAGAATTTCAAGCTGTTCTTTTTTTATAACAGAAAATGGAAGAATGAGTTCACAAAGATGAGTCAACCTATCACCAGTGCATTTCCAGCTATGGACAGGACCCTTACAATTTATGGCTCGTTGTTTAGGCGTATATTCGCTTTTCCAACCTCCAAATCTATTGTAAAGCCAGTCCGTAAGGCATTTATCGGTTGTAGTAACAGCTATGATGGTTTGAAAAAAACCTGTTCCTCGGATTTTATCTTTATTCCCATAATTTCCGATAAACAGCGTTCCTTCACCATCAATAATTCCAGCAAGGTATGCCAAATCGGTGTCTGTATAATCCACTCTTGTATATTTACTTTTCGTCATCTTAACTCCTTTGTTAAATGCGTGTGTGATTCTACATGGTTAACGATTAAATGTACAGCCTGACAGACTAAGGCGAGTGAACATCGTAAGATGAAGCGATAGTCGGATCTGCAAATATAAGTAAAATTGCAGAGGTTAGCAGAAATGACTAACCCCCACAATATAATGTGGAGTAACAAATTGTATACTTCAAGATCAAGAAGGCGTTCTTGCTTGGGTATCAGAGCGTTTAGCAGTCTCCATGAGACAAGCTGAAGATTTGATCCTACGAGACTACATAATCTCCGCAGCCTCGCAGATAAACGCAGGGGGAGGAAGTAATGGCGATAACCCAACAAATTTGGGCACTAGCGATTTTAGCCTTGTGGCTACTACTCTTGATTGCAATAACGCGTTTAAATTCGTTAGTGGCATAGAAGGAACCCCTAAGATAGGCACCGGTCCAGTAAGATCCGGATATTTCATGTTAAGCTCTACAGAGCTTCAAACTGATTTTGACGGATTAGTAGGCCAGGGCTTTAAGAGCCAGTGGGACTATTCAAATGGTGCTTCAGCTTTGATTACGGAATACGGAAGCGTGTTCAATATTCGCGTATTGACAAGCTCTGAGGCTCCTGTAATTAGAGGCGGTTCGGCGAACGGTAACGATCTTTACTTCAACACTGTTGCAGGTAAACAAGCGATTACTCACGTTAAACAAACTGGCATGTCAATGAAGATGATCTATAGAGATCCTTACTACTCTGGAATGTTGGCTCAACACTGTACCTTGGCGATTAAGTTCCCACAAGGTCAAGGTTTGACTCAGGATACAGCTATCAGAAACCTTATGAGCACTCGTCAGAGTGGATTCATATTTTAGGAGGTGAAACATGGCTGAATATTCAAGATTAGCAAAAGGTAAATTCACATCAACAGGGCAAGCACAGGTGGTTAATCTACCGTTCCAACCTGATTTTGTAGAGTTCATCAATTATACAGCAGCAGCAACCCCCGCAGATCATGGAATCCCAAAAGCTTGGTGGGATTTCAACATGGGACAAGGTTTTGCTGTAGTAGATCTATTCAATGCAACACCAGTTTTGACAATGGATAACATTGTTGCAAATGGTATTAGCACGTTCTCTGCCGGTAATCTTCTTCAATATGGTCCAGCTCTTGCGATATCTACTGTTACAAAAGCAGCAGCTGCGGTAGTTACAACAGTGGCAGCCCACGGATTAAAGAGCGGTGATGTTATCATCATGAATAACCTTTATCAAACAGCAGTAACAGGGATGCAGCAAGTTCTTTAGCTTTGCTCTTTTGCTCATGAATATTGCCTACATTGCAAGCGTGAGTGATTAGCCTAGTATATTGATCGGTTGTTTGATTGTCGCTGCCAGGGCTCGCCTGATACATGAAACCTTTACGGTTCTGTCTCTCAATCCCGGTAATCATGTTGATTGGCTGCTGAACGATATTGAAGTAGTAAGAATCTTGGCTCCATCCTCCAGCAAAGTTGCAACTGCGAGGGTTTAGAGTTTGTACTCCTGCATAAAACAGGGAGCATATTTGTGCTTCATTCCAGCGGGATTGCTCGATGGGTTGGAATTTACCGTATAGGTTGTCCATCCATCCGCGAATATTGCTCTCTGTAGGTTCTTTTGAGTCTGAAAAGGTCGGGTAATAGAATGAAATACAATCCCCCTTGTAAAACTTCAATTTAACCTAGATATTATTTTTTTCAAACACCTATTTAAAAATTGGATATACGTTTTGTGTTTTGCTTTTCTTCGCATGTAGGGCAGATATCTTTATTGAATTTTGGAACGAAATACATCTCTCCGCATTTCTCGCATCGATACGCTTTTACTTTAGGGTTCATTGCAAAGTTACGCTCCATTTCTAGCTTGACTCGAAGGGATTTACAGGATTCGCGGAGTGAGAATAGTGTATCTTGAGGGCTGAACTTTCCCTTATTGAGCTGGTGCTCGATCTGATTAAGGAGATTTATCACGAAAAGGATATCGTATACGTTTTCTTTTGGTGAAGGCTCAGAGGGTGAGAACATATCGAATTGTTCGGGTATCTTAGAAACGTCTTGGACCATGAGTAAACCTATTCGCTTGATACTGTTCTTGGTTGTGTGTGTCTTTGTATGCGTTGTAGGTTGGGACTTTGTGTGAAAATAGGGCGTATCTGGTCGCGTCAAGGGCATGATCATTAATCTTTAACGGTGCATCCTCTCCCCTCTTAGAAGCTTTATCATCCCACACATAGCCTTGTATCTCGCGGATAAGGTTCTTACAGCATCCCATTATAAGCACATTTCCTTTCCGCATCTCGCTAGTCATATAGTTGATTCCTTCTAATACATCGTTATCAGCATCGCAACAAGGTATCTTTCTACGCCTAAGCTCAACTTTAAAAGCTGCTGCGCTAGGATCTATGTATAGCTGCTTGACACCGTAAGGATCTAAGAAGTCTTGAAGATCGTCTGCATACTCACTATATGTTTTCTGCCTACCTTCTTTAACGCTGTCCCAATAATACTCATCTTCAACCCACATTTGCTTCCCCATCTGTGTGGATCGTCCGGTGTTAACACCTATAATAACACAAGCAAAAGCGTTCTTCGTTCCTACGTCTACTCCAGCAATAAAATATTCCGCAGCCCTTGGAGCTCGTGATACCACGTAAATATCTTTGTCAAAGAAATCGAAAATAGCTCCCTCAGCCAAGACCCAAAGTCCAAGGTAGTTTCTTTTATAAGCCAAACCGCTAAGAGAGTTACGAATACGCTGCTTATATGTCTCCGGCACAAACGGATTATCATCAAGAGTATAGTGTAACGCATAATAGTTTGGGTCTCCTGCTTCGGCTTTGTCTATCCATTGCTTAATCTTATGGTCGGGGTGTGAAGGGTTACATGTGGCTATACCTATGCTATGCTCGGAGCTTAAACGCGTGTCAATCATGTCTATGATAGAGTTTGGGTATAGTGTAATTTCATCGCAATAGCCAAGGCTCCATGTCGAACCATAGAAGCTGCCTATTGCCCCTTCGTCCTTAGCGCCTAGTGTAGTAATCACCTTATCTTTATACCTAAGCTTGCTATCTGACCAAGTACAAAAAGGCTTGAATATGGAGAATATAGGATCTTCCCATAACAGCTTTATAGCGTTCCGATATATTGTTGAAGAGCTATGCCCTACCATATAGATCTTGCTATCCGGACACATTTCAACGGCATGCATAAAGCGAAACAGAGTCCCTACTGTCTTTCCGCATCTCACTGATCCGTGGGCTATATTCCACTTCTTTGTAGATTTGATGATGAATTCAAGTTGCTTTTTGCTGAATGGTTCTTGCATATTGCTACGATAACAAAGAGTAGTTTATGAGTGAACAAGAACCTAAGTTAACCCGTGATGATCTTCTTAAAATGCTAGCGGAGCAGATTCATAGCATTGATAGGCTTCCTAATCATGCTAAGTTTAGCTTTGTTACCAATGCCGACCTTGGATATGCTTTGAGCATAATCTATGGATTGGTAGATTCTTCAGTTGACGAAGGTAAATCGGGAATGCCTTGAGCTTTGTTTATCTGGGAGACAATGGATGCTACAGCCTTGTGGTCTGATTCGCTCATTGTTACCTCTTCTTTTTGTTTAAGTCTTACTTTACCTAACCATATTAAAAGAGTATTATCTCCCTTATCTGTTTTACCAAGTGCTTTAGCAAATTGATGCGCTCTTAATAAGTTTTCGCCTTTTTCATAGAATTGCTGTGAATACTCCGTAAAGGTTTGACCATGGTCTTTTAAACATCTATCATAAATAGTATTAGGTTGAAAACCCATAGAGGATGCAATACTTCTACCTGAACATCCAGCAATCAAATAACTCTCGACTTCTTTCCAGTTAATTGGTGCTTCAGGTCTTCCAATTTTTGCCGGAATTTCTTTTTTAGCCATTTATTAACTCTTTACTTATGTTTTTCTGTGAAACGTTTTGCTCTTCTAACATCCCTTTCTTTTTCTTCAATGGATCTTTTCTGTAACATAGCTCCTTTTCTTGCTTCTTTAGGAGTGGCATATTCCGTTTCTTTATAATGCTTTCCAATCTTCTCTGCATGTTTTTCTTGTCTAGAAGAACTTTTTAAATGTTTTTCCACTAATTTTTTTGTGTCTTTTTCTAATGATTTAGCCATCTTGAAGTTCTCCATTCTTTTTAATAGTGAATTCTTTACCTGATTTTACCATAAGTTTCTTCCAACGATCCACTATAATATCGCAATAGGCTTTCTTAATATTGGTACGTTTGGTATAATTGACCATATGCCAGCGATTAAAGGAAAACCAGTTCTTTGCAGACAAAAAAGAGTTATTCTTAACTGCTCTATTTGTGATGCTCAATACTCCCAACATGAATATAGATCTAAAACATCTAAATTTTGTAGCAAAAAATGTTGGTCTACAAGAAATCCAGTTCCTAATAAAGAATGTCCTTTCTGCCATAAAGTTTTTCACACAAGAAATAGAGAACAAATTTTTTGCAATAGATCGTGTGCAGCTAAGCCAAGAACGGGTGAAAAAGCTGGAGCTTGGAAAGGAGGTGTTACTCTTGGAAATGAAAGAGCAAGGGTTAGCAATGATCTTCGAAAATGGAGAGAATCTGTTTTTAAAAGAGATAATTTTTTGTGTCAAACTTGTGGTAACGGAGGAAAACTTCACGCTCATCACATAAAATCTTTCAGTGAATTTCCTGATCTTAGGCTTGATATCTTGAATGGAATAACTCTTTGCATTAAGTGTCATGGTGTCGTTCATGGTAAAAATTTTGAGAATGTCAAAATTAAAACCTGTGGCAGATGCGGAATTGAAACCAAAGGTAGGGGGAAGATGTGTAGAAGTTGCGCTATTACTCTTTGGCATTCAAAAAAATCTCAGGGTTGATATTCTCGCCGTTTTTTTTAAGTACAATTTCTCTATTGTTTTTTTTCATGTATTTTATCCATCTTTTCACACAAATATCTACGTAAGCACAAGAAAGCTCGATCCCATAGCACACTCTATTAAGCTGTTCGGCTGCTATAAGGGTTGTACCAGAACCCAAGAATGGGTCATATACACCTTCACCTTCGCAGGTATTGTTTCGTATTGGCCTAGCCATACATTCTATAGGTTTTTGAGTGCTATGTCCTGTTGCTTCTTCATTTTGTGAAGTATCTCCACAAGCTGCTCTTGATTGTATTTCCCAAACAGTTCTTTGCTTTCGATCTCCTTGCCAATTATGATTACATCCTTTTTTTACAGCATACCAGCATGGTTCGTGATAATGATGATAATCACCTCTTCCAAATCCAGACTGTTTAACCCAAATAATTTGATATTTAATTTCATATTCACAATCTATCAAATTTTCAGAAACGATATGAGACATTTTGTCTGCATGCCATACATAAACGACCGATCCAGGAAAAAGAAAATAAGATAATCGCCAATCGGCTTTATCGTCATTTTGTACTTTTCCAATACTGTTTTTTGTTTTTTTATATTTATCTTCTCTTTTTAAAGAATTTCTCCAACTAGCATCATACTCAACACCATAAGGAGGGTCTGTAACCATCAAGATAGGCTCTTTTCCATTCAAAACTTTTTCGACATATTCAGGAAGTGTGCTATCCCCACAAACCAATCTATGCTGATTAAGTTCGTATATATCACCAAGCTTTGTGTCTGCCTCTTCGTCCTTACCAGGCTCTAAGACATCGCCTTCGTCTTCCTCTGTGCTTCCTAGATCCTGTACATCATACTCTAGCTCTTGAGGGGTAAATCCAGCGTCTAGCAGGTGTTCTACTTCGTAGTCCGCTGCTAGGATATCATAATCAAATTCGCCATAAGTTTTGTTATCCTTGATAACACGATCCTTAACGACCTCTTCAGGCAAATCTTTGTCCACGATGCAAGGTATGCTCTTCCATTTCATTTTCTTGGCTGCTTGCACTCGCTGATTGCCGGCATATACTTGTAGTACACCATCTTTATCATTAACAAGCACAGGGCGATTATGGAGGAATTCGGGGTCTTTTTGTATGGAAGCAATGAGCTTATCCATCGCCTCTTTTGTGATCTTACGCGGATTGCGATCAAGCAATTTTAGGGACTTAATGTCAACGTTTTTAATCTCTGTCATGACCCTAGGATACTTATGGATTATTTGTGTATCAAGACTTTCTTTTTTTTCTTAAACGCTTGCGCTAAATTATAAGGTATGTTATAGTCTACCTTATACAAAGCAACTAGTCTCCTTGTTCCGTGAGTAACGGCAAGTCGTA